GTTTGACCCTAATGAATTTTATTATGGTAAAAAAATTACAGATGAATCGAGAAATCTAAAAGGAATATTATCTATAAGAAAACAAAATAAAGTAAGAGATTATATATTTAGAAAACAACCTAAACTTGATAATGGTATAGTAAGATATGCAAGTTGGCCAAATGCGAAAGAAGAAACCTTAGAAGATAGATTGAATTCTAAAAATTTTCCTAATATACGAGATTTACAAAAAGAATACTCATCAAGTTATTTTTCGTTTATAATTGAATCTGATTGTTTAGAAGGATATTATCCTAATCTAACAGAAAAAACCATACAAGGATTTTTATCAGGAACTATGCCAATTGTATTGGGAAGTAGAAATTTTATAAAAGATATTGAACTTATGGGATTAAAGGTATGGAATAAAGAATTTGGATTTGGAGAGGCAGATTCGTATTCAAACTATTCAACAGATAGATTTGATTCTTTTTTAAAATGTATTGAAAATGTAAATAAAATGAATATGAATGAAGTAAAAAAGTATTGGAATGAAAACTTAAATCATATTCAACAGAACTATAATTTATTAAGTTATATTTTATTTGAAACAAAACTCAATTAAAATTTGGAAAATTAAATTATTTTTTGTATATTTACATATAAACTCGATAAAATATGAAATTTGACCCAAATAACCAACTATCCGATGCAGAATTAGATAAGTTAGGTAAAGATGACTTTGATGGTTTTTTAGAATACATTGATGGACAAGCAGCTTATCTAAAACAATTTACAAAACCCTTAGATGCATATCATCTAAAAAGATTTGCAGGACAAGTAAAAAAAGATTCAACTGGCGAATCACTTACAACTGAAGAAATCAAAAAACTTCAAAAACAAGGTGATGAAAATACACGAAAATCAGATGAAGAGTTGGAAAAAGACTTAGAATGGAAACATAAAAAATGGGATATGTTAAAAAAAACATTCGGAGTAAAAAATATAAAAACACATCGTTCTCAATGGTTCGATTAAAATAAATAAAATATGGCGCAAATTATAGGAGCGGGTGGACAGCCCTTAGAAGAAAAAAAAATAGATATCACAAAAACTGAACCGTTGGAGTGTAAAAAATGTGGTAGTGAAATATTCATACAAGGATTTTCATTCAGAAGAGTATCTGCAATTCTTACAGGTAAACCAAAAGATGAATTGTTACCAGTTGAATTATTCCTATGTGGGGATTGTGGTGAAGTTCTTAATGAGTTATTACCAGCTGGTTTAAAATTAGAAGAGTAATGGCTAAAGCAAAAACATTATTTGACCACATAAAAGCAATTACTTCTATACAAGACCCAAACTATTGGGATACTCTTGAAGAAGGAGATAAGAAAACATGGAGTAATTATATGATTCATCGTTTCTTATCTATGAATAAAGATTGGATTGAAGTACTTTCAGAGATACAACCTTATACTCAAGTATTGGAACCAAAACAACTTTATCTTGCTCTAATAGGAATCATTCCAAAAGGTAGACACTTTCTTAAATACACAAAAGGAAAGGGAGAAGCAAAGTACGAAAGTTTTTTGATTGAACTACTTACAAAAGAATTTATGTGCTCTAAGAAAGAAGCTATTGAGTATTGTGAAATATTTTACGCAACTCGTGAAGGTAGAGAAAATGTAAAATATATTTGTGAAAAGTATGGTATTGAGAAAAAACAAATTACCAAACTAAAACTCAAAGTATAATGAAATCCTATTGGGATTGGAATAAAGAAAACTTTGATTGGCACTTCGATTCTCAAAAGAAAGTAGAAGATGTACAATATGTTGGTAGATTTGTATCAGCTGAATTAGAATCTAAAGTACAAAATGTTGTACAATCTTTAACTGATAAAGATAAGTTCTCGGAAACAAGAATCAAAGGAACTTATTACAATAAAGAATCCCAAAATGTCATGGAAGGATATCACAACGATTTAGAGAAAGCAGGTTTCTCTGAATACAATACTGGTGGTAGACAAACAAGAAACCTCCCTCCTATTTTTCATAAGATGGCAGAATTAAGTGGATTAGATAATCCACAGATTATGTTTTTAGAACAACCAAGTGGTAAAATAATTCCATGGCATAGAGATTCATATAACAATTATAGAAGAAATTTTGCAAAGGTATCTGATGATACTGAAGTAATAAGATATCTAATTCAATTAAACGATTGGAATTGGGGACATCATGTTCTTGTTGGTAATTCTGTAATTCACCAATGGAAACTTGGTGATATACATTGTTGGAAAGAAGGTGTATATCACTCAACGGCTAATTCAGGTTATTGGGATAGGTATTGTTTTACAATAACTGGTATTGTAACTGATAAATCTTTACACAAAAAAGAACCTCAAAAATTTGTTTTTTAACAAAATTTTTCGTATATTTACATAGTAAATTAAAGTATTATGGCAAGAGTAAGTTATTCTCAATATGGTATGTATAGTTCATGCCAACAGCAATACAAACTAAATTATATAGATAAACTTGGTATTAGTAACGCTAATATCCATCTTATATTTGGTTCTGCCATGCATGAAGTTATTCAACATTTCTTAGATGTGATGTATAATGTTACTAAAAAACAGGCATTACAACTGAACTTAGAAGAGATGTTACATTCTAAACTTGTAGAACATTTCAACAAATATAAAGAGAAGATGGGTGAGGATAATCCATGTACTCAAGAAGAATTAGTAGAATTCTTTGAAGATGGAAAACAAATACTAAAATATTTTACAAGTAAATTAGATAAGTTATATACTAAAAGTGGTTATGAACTTATAGCAATAGAACAGAGATTGAATGCTGAGATTAAACCTGGTGTTCATTTTATTGGTTTTATTGATGTACTTCTAAAAGATAAAACTACACAAGATTATATTATCATTGACTTAAAAACTTCAACAAGAGGTTGGAACAAATACCAAAAGAATGATAAAGTAAAAACCTCTCAGATGTTATTATACAAAAAATTCTATTCTGAAAAGTATGATATACCTTTGGATAAAATCAAAGTAGAATATCAAATACTTAAAAGAAAGTTATGGGAAGGAGCAGATTTTCCTATACCAAGAATATCCAAATTTGTTCCAGCAAATGGTAAACCATCAATGAACCTGGCTTGGAAAAACTTCATGGGGTTTGTTGATTCAGTATTTGGTGATAATGGTGAAATAATCCAAACCGAATTTCCTACTAATAAAGGTAAGCCTTGTGATTGGTGTGAATTCAAAGAAAGAGGATTATGTCCAGCATGGAATTAATCGTTTTTTTAAATATTTATATTAATGAAACTATCAAAAGAAATATTAGAAGAACTCTTATACGAACTTGAAAAAACACCATTAGTAAATGAAAAAGAGTTAGAGGAACGAATTTCAATGATGCCTCAATCTTGGCCAGGAATTAAAGCTAGAACTAATTTCTTTACAAACACAATATTAACACACTATTCATTTAGAAATCCAACATTAAATAGAATATTTACAGATTTAACGAAACGAAATATAAAGGATGCAGTAAGTTTACATACAGTAGAAGTAGGAGCACCTGATGTAGGTGCAGTTTCGCATATAGATACTCATTCACATCTTACCATAAATATTTTACTTGAAGATGATTTTGAAGGAGGTGAATTTTATTTAAACCATAAAAAGTATGATGGATTACGAGAAAAAGGAGATTATGCGCTTTATAATGGAACTAAAGAGTATCACGAGGTTAAGCCAATAACAAAAGGAAGAAGAAAATCTTTAATTGTGTGGTATGATGAAGAAAAAACAGATTTATTTTAATGAAACTATCTAAAGAAATATTAGACGAACTTATATACGAACTTGAAAAAACACCATTAGTAAATGAACAGGAATGGAAGAAAAGAATTCGTTTTAATGATGCTTTTAGACGAATAATAAAATTTGATGACTATTCCGATACAACAACAGTACATTATTCTTTCAGAAATGAAAACCTAAATAAGATTTTAACTAAAATTAGTAAAAGAGATATAAAAGATGCATTAACTTTACATACAGTTGAAGCACAACCACCTCAAACTTCAATAGAACATACTGATAAAGCTTCTTATCTTACCTTAAACATTTTACTTGAAGATAATTTTGAGGGTGGATATCTTTATATAAATGGAAAAAAAATAAATGATTATAAAAATAGAGGAGATTATATAATGTATAATGGATGTGAGGAACCACATTCAGTTTCACCTATAATAAAAGGAAAAAGAAAATCTTTAATTGTGTGGTATGGTAAAAATAAACAAGCTATATAGTATCTTATGGATTACAAAAAAATAGTTCAATTAAGGTTGTTTCGTAAAGATATGAAACCTATCGAATTTGATGATAGGTATAGTAATTCCTTTGTAACAATTTCCAATTTTGAAAAAAATATTTCTAACTTAGAACAAGTAATTAATTTCTTACATCAAGATTTAGTATGGGATGGTATTCCAACAATCGAAGAAGTAGAAGAAAGATTAACGTTTGGCTCTGTATGTATGTTATGGGAGTTTGAAAATAAAGTAGTTGGTTGGTCTTGGTTAAACAACGAATGTATAACTATTGATTGGAAAACAGAATATACTCCTTTAAAAGAAAAAACAGAGCAATATGGTGGAGGTGCATTTTTATCCAAGTTAAACAAAGCAGAAGCATCATCAGGATATAAATTTTATAGATATGGTATAGAAAATATGTTTCGATATTTTGATAAAGAAATATTATATCTTTATGCTGATGATTGGAATAGAGCATCATCTATAATTTGTTATAAAATGGGGTTTGAACAATATGATTTTTTAAAATAGGTTTATGGAAACTTGTATTATAAAAGGACCATCTGATTGTAAAATATCAATAAATCACGAACCTCAACATAATGGTGGTGGCCCTTTATTTATTGAACAATTTCTTTCTAAACCAGATATTTTAAAAAAGTTTACGGCTAAGAAAAATGTTATGGAAATGTGTAGTGGGCCTGGTTTCATGGGATATTTTTTAGCTCATAAATTAAAATTAGAAGATGCATATTTTGTAGATATAAATCCACAAGTAGAAGAATGCTATTCAATCAATAAAGAAAGAGTTGATTTCAATGTTCATTTCACCTTATCGGATGGGTTTTCTTCTTATACCGGTCCAAATGTAGATTTAATAGTTTTAAATCCACCTCATTTAGTAAAAGAAGAAGATTTTCAGTACTTCACAAAAGTTATACCTGCGTGGTTTCCAATAGATACTGTAGAAAAAGAGAAACAATCGAGATTGATTGTATTAGATGAAGGTTTTAAATTTCATACCGAATTCTGTAATCAAGTATATGATAAACTAAATACAAATGGGCAGATAGCATTTTTAGAACATGGAGGATATATTCCTCATACAAGATTACAGAACCACTTAGGTGATAAATTTGATTATGAACTTGTTAAATCTACTGATTCAAAAGCAAAACATTTTTATTTACTAATAGCAACTAAAAAATGATTTATACAACAATGTGTATTGGTTCTCATTGGGTTAATAGATTTTCTCATGAAATCAATAATTTTGGAAAGTTTAATAAAGTAATAGTTCTTACCGATGATGTAAGTAAATTTGATAATTGTGAAGTGATAGAACATAACAAAGATTTATTTAGTTATTACGATAAACTTATACTTTTATTTAACGTAATGCAAGATAAAAAAGAAAGAGTTGCTTATGTTGATGCTGATAAATTTTCTACATTACCAAAAATTGAATATGATAATGAATCGTGTTATGTCTATAACATTTTAGATAAAGATACTTTTGTATCTATTTTCGAAGAATTAGATATTAATAAACTTATCTCTAAAATAAATAAAAAAATAAATTCTGATTTTAAATTTACTCATTATCTACAAGAAAATCTTATATCTATTCCTTACACAAATAATTTTTTAGATATTAAAAAAGATATTGAATTGTGTAAAGAAGTTGTAGAAGAGTATTGCAATCAAAGAGATTGGAATAATTTTCAATTAAAAAGATATTCTGAACATGGTGTTGGGTATGCTGAAGGAAGTGCTTTAACAGTAATATTATCTAAGTACAACATAAGTTCGAAAAATATGTATAACAAATTTCAAGAAAAAAGTATTCTTTAGTTCTGTTTTTTATATTTGTATATATTTATATAAAAATACTAAAAGGATAGTTATGGCAGATACAAAATTAACAACTGTAAAAATCGTAAAAGATATTTACTCATCGTTTAAAAGAATTTCATTTGATTCCAATATTACACTTCAAAAATTGGTAAATCGTTCAGTACACAAATATATTAATGAAGAGCAATTCAGAGATGAAGTAAATAACTATGAACAACTACAAGTAAGTGGTTCGCAATTTTAATTATGAGAAAACAAGATAACGGAAATTCACAACTTAATCAAACTCGTGAAGAGTATAATGATAGACTTCATCGTAAAACATTTTTAGGTAATACACCAAGGGTTTATTGGAACTCATCACGCAGATTTAGAACAATTTAATTCCACATTAATGGCAAAAAAGAAAAAGATTTTACTACTCTCAGATGATTTAAGAATGTCATCGGGTATCGCAACAGTATCTAAAGAATTTGTAATGGGTACTTTTGATAAATTTGATTGGGTTCAATTAGGAGCCGCAGTAAATCATCCTGAAAAAGGAAAAGAAATAGATTTAGGTGAAGATGCAAGAAAGACAAGTGGAATAAAAGATGCTTCTTTAAAAATTATACCTTGGACTGGATATGGTGATGCGAATGTTCTTAGAGAACTAATTATGAGACATCAGCCAGATGCAATCTTACATTTTACAGACCCAAGATATTGGAGGTGGTTGTATGAAATAGAATCTGAAATTAGACAAAATATTCCAATTTTATTCTATCATATTTGGGATGATTTACCAGACCCTCATTATAATAGAAGTTATTATGAATCATGTGATTGGTTAGGGTGTATCTCAAGACAAACGTATGGTATCGTAAGTAGAGTTGGTAAGTTAGAATCAGAAACAATCAAACCTCTTGAAGATTGGCAGGTAGATTATGTACCTCATGGTATAAATTCAGATATCTACAAACCAACTGAAGTACCCGAAGATTTTAGAAAACAAGTTCTTGGTGATAAAGATTATAAGTTTGTTTTATTTTGGATGAATAGAAACATTAAAAGAAAACAACCATCAGATGTAATATGGGCTTTTAGTAAGTTTGTAGATGGATTACCAAAAGAAGATAAAGATAAAGTGTGTTTAATAATGCATACAGCACCAAGAGA